TCGGGGACAATGGAGACATTGGTGAGCTTACCGTAATTGGTAGAGCCCATGGGGTCGAGGCAGATGAAGTCGAGGGAGTAAGAGTACATGTGGTAGCCAGTGTCGTTGGGAATGACAGGGGAGTGGAACCAGGGGTTGACAAGGGAGAAGTAGTCGGAACCCATCTGGGCGAGACGATTGGTGTTCTCGTAGATGAGAGATGTCTGGAGGATGGGGTCAGCAGAACCGGTGGGGGTGAAGTTGGTAACAAGACCGGCGGTGACTGGAGAGTTAGACATGTAGTTAGACCACTCAGATCTCCAGGTACGATTGCGGACGGAGAAGAAGAGAACCTTGATGGCGTGGGAGAAACGAACATCGTATGATGGCTGGGGGTTGGTCTGGGGAGCGAAAGTCTGACGGGGAGCAGTCTGGACCTGCTCGATGAGAATATCACGGGGAGCACAGGCCATACGCTTACGTTCGTCATTGGAGACAATAGCGTAGTTAGCCCAGACCTGGGTAATACCGAGGACGGGGGCGACGGCAATGTCAGTGGGTACAACGAAGTTGGCACGCTGTTCACCTACAGCGGCAACGTTCTCGAGGATAAGAAGGTCCTGCCAGTCGCGGAAAGAGAAGTTGATACGCATCTCATTGTATGGGAGAGCGGCAGTGGGGAGGGCAACACCGGAATCACGGCTGTAGAAGAAGGGGAGGGGAAGATTGAGAGTGGCGGCGGGAAGGGCATTGCCAGCACCGGGGGCGTGGGGCTGAGTAAGGGGAGCAACATTACCAACCATATTGTTGTAGCCATTGCGCTTGCCAGCTGGGACGGTGAAGGCGGCCCAGAAGTCAAGGTGGTAATTGTCAAAACGAGCAGCAACAAGGTCATTGAAAGTGATGCAGCACTCACGAATGATATTGTGCATTAAATTGCGAGTCCAGCGAATGCGACCGTTACCAGCGAACTGATTACCCTGGAGAAGGGTAACAGATGGGGTCTGGAGACGGAGCCATGTGTGGAGAAGGTAATCACCAGCACGTGAGATGCTTACAGCCCATTCCTGACCAAAGGCGGGGGAGCCAGAGGCACGGGAAAGGACGACGGGGACCTGGGAGAACCATGTGGACTTGCGAGTCTCACGAACGAAATAAGCGGTTGCGTCAGGGCCACCATAGAGATATTTCTCGATCTCATCAAAAGTAGCAAGATCAATGAAAGCAGAAGTTACGTTGGAGGTACAAATAGATGCCATTGTTTTATATTAAGCAAGATAAAAAATAAAAATCGTTTTTTATAGTTTTTCTTTTACATACACAAAAATAATTTATTATTTTTTTAAAGTAAAAATTATAGCAATATTTACTATAAATAGTACTAATTAACAATATATACAATATTTACTGTAAAAATACTACTATTAATACTTGAGAACAACAAATAATAGTATAAAATTGTTATTTTATTGTAATACTATTATTTACTGTTTTAAAACAATTGTATTATTTAATAAATGTCTGAACAAATAGATATTCTTGTTATAGATAACAAAATTCGTAGTAATTTTGATAAACAAAAAAATAATATTACTGTATATGAAAATAGACTAGTTGAAATTGAAAAATCTTTATGTAATAAAAATACAAGTGAAAAAATTAAAGAAAGTCTAGAAGAACATAAAGCTAAATTAAGTGAATATATTAATGATATTAAAAATAATGTACAATATAATTTTTATGTATTAAAAACGGTTCAATTAATTGAAGAATATAAAAAAATATTAGATGAACCAATAAAAATATCTTTTTTAGGTAAACCATCTAAAATGAGTAAAGAAAAACAACAAATAATTAAAAATTATTTGGATATAGTACAAAAAGACTATATAATATTAGAAAACGAAAATATTAAAAATAATAGGAATAATAGTATATGTTGTACTAATTGTAATAATAAAAAAGATTTTGATATAATAGACCAAAGTATATATATTTGTAATAATTGTTTTGCACAACAAACTGTTTTTAAATATAATTCTTCGTATAATGATATTGATCGTATTAATATATCATCTAAATATATGTATGATAGAAAGGTACATTTTAGAGATTGTATGAAACAATACCAAGGAAAACAAAATAGTACTATAGCTGATAAAGTTTATGAACAATTAATTATAGAATTGTCAAATCATCATTTACTAATTGAGAGTGAAATAAAAGAGACTAAATTTAAAAATGTTACAAAAAACCACGTTTTACTGTTCTTAAAAGAACTAGGATACTCTAATCATTATGAAAATGTACATTTAATTCATTATAACCTAACGGGTAAAAAACCAGCGGATATAAGCCATCTAGAAGATAAATTATTAGATGATTTTGATATTTTAACTGAATTATATGATAAAAAATATAAAGATATCAATCGTAAAAATTTCATTAATACTCAGTATGTTTTATATCAATTATTAAGAAGACATAAATATGAGTGTAATAAAGAAGAATTTGTGATCTTAAAAACAATAGATCGTAAATTCTTTCATGATGAAGTATGTCAAAATTTATTTGAACATCTTGGGTGGAATCATACACCTTTTTATTAATTATATTTTTCGAATAATCTATAAACAAATTGTATATATTCATTTTTAGCTTGTTCCATACTTTTACCCTTATTCTTAGTCCAAGCAATCCATTTACTTTTCTCTTTTAGTTGCCACATAGGTGGTTCAGAATTAGTATTATTTCCAAATTTAGCTTGTTTATACAAACCATATAGTATTAATAGCTCATCATTATCAGGTTTAATAGTTAATTTTTTAATATTTAAAACAGCTTTGTTAAAATTTAAATCTAATGGATTAACACCCTCATAATTAATCATCTTTATTAATTAATAAAAATGATTTTAAATTTAAATAAATATATATTAAAATAGTATAATGTCAAGACCTATAAGATTTCAAGTTCATAATATTAATTCTAATGGAGATTTAGATGTCCATATTAACAATAATAATATACAAGGAATTATTGATAATATTATCAATAATAATATACATATTATATCAGATCATAATACAATAGTTATGACATCTGAGATGGTTAATGCTATTCTTAATAGCGATTCTAATCCAGAACAAGAACTTAATATTAATGTTCCAATACAAAAATATTCTACTCTGTCAGACAATCTAAAAAAAAATTATACTGAATGTTCTATATGTTATGAAAAATATAATGAAAACTCCAATATATCAATACTATCTTGTAAACATTGTTTTCATACTGATTGTATCAAAAATTGGGGAAAAAGGAAAAATAATTGCCCGATTTGTAGAGAAATAATACCAATAATAGAAGAAGAATAAAAATATATATACACTATAATTAAAATGATTAGAAAATTAAATGAAATTTGGAAAAATAAAGGTTTTGAAATAATATTAGGATTATGTATCGCATTTATTCTTATTTTTGGAATTTATCATTTTATTAAAAAGAAAACTGGAACATACTCTGATAATTTTAGTTATTATTCTTTTTTAACACCACCACCAAAAAGACATAATTATACTACAAATCAACAGTTTAATAAAGGTAGTAAAGGTGAAACTGAATGTAGAAGAGTATTACAAAAAATATTTAAAAAACCTTTTACATCGCAAAGACCGGATTTTCTACGTAATCCGGTAACAGGTGGAAACTTTAATCTTGAATTAGACTGTTTTAATGAAGAATTAAGATTGGCTGTTGAATATAATGGAATACAACACTATAAATATAGTCCATATTTTCATAGGAATAAAGATCACTTTATGACTCAAAAATATAGAGATGATATGAAAAAAAGAATATGTAAAGAAAATAATATAAATTTAATTGAAGTACCATACACTATTAAAATTAATGATATTGAAAAATATATAATAGAAAATTGTAAAAAATTAGGCTATCAAATTTAAAATAAATATACAATAATAAATGACTTCTACTAAAAATATTAGTTCTTTCTGTTTTTATCATTATATAGATAATACAACAAGTACATATAAATGTTATTTATCTCAAACAAATACAATATCTTGTTCAAACATAGGAAATGGATGGTATTTAGGTGGAAAATTCTATTCTATCAACCCTTCTATTACTCCAAAACCATATGGTTTACAAAATATTGCAATAATACAAGATAAAGGTACTAGAAATATATCAGATATCGCTATTGTAAATAGTATATTTAATAACAAATATAATGATGATAATTTAAATACTATAACTACTATTATTACTGCGTGGACTGCTCCTATGCCAAATACTACTCCATTATATGTACACGTTGTTCAAAATAATATATTTTTATCATGGAATAAAAATCCCCCTCCAGCCGATAGTACAAATACTAGTATAAGTACAGCACAAAGTCCAGATAAAAATATAGTTAATTTAAATTCACAAAATTTAATAGAAAAAATAGTACCCCAAATATTTGTATTATCAAGTGATATTTTTGGAGATGACTATCAGAATATTAAATTTCAATGTTTAGATGGTATTGTTACTCCATATACAAAAGATATACCTAATTTATTTTATTATAATGAACCTGGAGAACCATTACCTATTTATGAAAGTATAATAAACTGTAACCAAAAAAATAATACAGAACAAATAGAACTAGCAAAAATAATTAAAAATTTATCTGAAATTGATTACAATAATAAATTAAATGAACTTAATAATATCCCAATTAAAAATACAAAAATTCCATATAAAATTAACCCTATTATAATAAGTATTATAGTTAGTGTATTTTTGTTATGTATTATAGTATTAGTAACGTATACATTAATTCACCATTAATTTTTATATATAATTTATTAATATAAAAATTATCTCTTTTTTTTACCCTTTGCTTTAGCCCAACCAGGACGTTCACTATTTAGTACAGCAGGTGGTATTCCTTTAGGTCTTTCTTTAGGTCTTTCTTTAGGTCTTTCTTTAGGTCTTTCTTTGCTTTCTGAGTCGCTTTCTGAGTCGCTTTCTGAGTCGCTTTCTGAGTCGCTTTCTGATTCTGAATCATTATCAGTAACTAAATCTTCAGCATCTACATCTTCATCATCAATATAATCTTCAATTTGACCATATCCTAATATATCAAATGCTTTTTCCATCATCCTTTTATTTTTATCTTTTTTCTTAAATCCCAAATCAATTTTTTGTAGTTTACCATCAAACTTACGATGGAAGGAATATGAATTTAATTCTACTTTACTCATTTCTTTAGCAGTTTTGGCTGATACCGTATGTTCTAGATCTATATCAAAAATACTTAGATCATCCTCCATAGACCATTCTACTTTATTTATTTGTTCCTCTAAATGCTTTAGAGCATCTTCATTACCTTCCTTACGAATAAAATAATACCAACTTTCACATTCTTGGTCATTAGTTTCCATTAAAATAACATAGTCTCCTGTTGTAATATGTGAAGGTTCCGGCGATTTACTTTTATTTTCTTTATCAGACATTTATTTAAATATTTAACATTTTTTAAGTCATAATTATAATTTTTTATTTATACACTTTCATCCTCATCCTCATTCTCAACATCCTCATTCTCAACATCCTCATTCTCAACATCCTCATCCTCATCCTCCTCATCAATATATTCTAATGTATTATTTGATAAAGACGGTATTTGTACAAATTGAGAATCAAGTTCAAGTACAGAAGATTGGTAATTTGGATCTTTATATGGATTAGTATTATATTTAATACTAAGAATAAAATTAATATCTATAGGCAATAATTTAACCCTATTAGCATGAATAGCTGCAAAATTAGCTTGTTGTAATATATGAATTAACTGCTGTTC